CTAGACCAAACCAACCCGGAAGTTGCGATTGCTTATGATACACTGTTACAGGTGTCTAAAGAGGTACAATCAGAGGGCTGGACCTTTAACAGAGAGTATCACTATGAGTTTACAAAAGATAATAACGACGAAATACTTATACCTAATAATGTATTACAAATAAAACTAACAGAGAACGCACAGAACACACCCTATCATGCTGTACGTAGAAGCGGTAAACTGTATGACAGACAGAACCATACATACAAATGGACATATAGTCCTATCGAATGTGATGTTATATGGGAGTTTGACTATATAGATTTACCACAACCAATAAGTAACTTTATTGTAGCCAGAGCAGCTAAGATTGTATCTGGTAGAATAGTAGGTGATGATGACCAGTATGCTAGACTTGAGAAAGAAGAAGCATTACAAAGATCAACTGCTCTTGAGTATGAAACATCACAGGGACAGTACACTATGTTTGGACATCCACAAGATTCACAAAACTACTATCAAAGCTATCAACCATTTCACGCTTTACAAAGATAATGCCAGCAGTAACACAAAGAGTTGACAACTACCTTGGTGGTGTATCTAGACAATCAGATGATAAGAAACTTCCCGGTCAGGTAGAAGAGTGTCTTAACGGATACCCTGATCCAACCTTTGGACTTACTAAAAGACCCGGATTTCAATGGATTGCTAATCTAGGTACAGGCACTACATACGATAATTCAAAATGGTTCTACATATCTAGAACAGAAGGAGAAAGGTACATAGGGTGTATCACCCCAGTACCCTCTGGACAGTCTCAGGGAGCCATTGCAATATGGAACGCTGTAACAGGTGCATCTGCCAACATTACGTATGGTACAGGGGCACAGGCGTATCTTACAGGCACACGTACAGATTATGATGTACTGACTGTACAAGATGTTAGTATTGTAACTAACAAAACAAAAACAGCAGCTGTAACAGCAGCACCTTCATTCACTGCAAACTCACAGGGTACTATTAAACTGATAGGTGACTCTAATGGTATACCTTATAGTATTACTGTAGCGGGCACAAGTCCTATTACATTTACATCAGGTAACACTGATGACTACTCTGCTGTGTTAACAACTATGAAGACACAGATAGATAATAAAAACATATCTGGTCTAACAGTAACTAAACTATCAGACAGTCTACATCTATCACGCACATCAACTTTTACCTTGACAGGTACAGGTGGTACAAATGCTAACAAGCTAGGTGTATTCCAAGATCAAGTTGCTACATTAGCAGAGCTACCTAACGAGTCTAAGAACGGACACGTAGTTAAAATACTTAACAGTGGTGCTACAACTTCTTCATTCTTTATGAAGTATACAGCAGACAACGGTACATCTGGACCGGGATTCTGGTCAGAAGGTGTAGCTCCTAATGTGTCTACAGGTTTAGATAATACTACTATGCCACACGAGCTGATAAACACAGCTACAAATGCTTTTACTTTTCAGCGTGTGACATGGACTCCTAGAAATGTAGGTGATGATGACACTAACTCACATCCTAGTTTTGTAGGTAAAAAGATACAACAAGCTTTCTTTCATAATAATAGATTAGGATTCTTGTCATCTGATAACGTATCTATGAGCCAGTCTAAGGAGTTTTTTAACTTCTATCATACATCAGCTCAGACAGTTACAGATGCAGACCCTATTGACCTTAGAGCATCTACCATACGACCAGCTGCACTACACAGTATTATACCAACTACACAAGGTTTGATACTATTTAGTGCTAACCAACAGTTTTTGATGGCAGCAGCTGATGGTATATTAACACCAGCTAAAGCATCTATTCGTGCGATTGCTAACTATGAGATGGATACAGTTATAGACCCAGTGGACATGGGTACAACTATTAACTTTATCAGTAAGACTCCTAGTTACACCAGAATATTTGGTATGGTCACACGAGGTGAAAACGATAACCCTATTGTACTTGACATAGGTAGAGTTGTAAACGAGTGGGTTCCAGCTACAGTAGATACACTGATTGCTAGTCCACAAAACCAGTTCATTGCTATGTCTG